ATGAAGGGGTCAACACGAGCTATTTGGCGAAAAAGAGTGCAGAAAACCTCTTTAATACCTCGCTCAGTCACCTCTACAACACCTTGACCATCGGTAGCGCTCAAGACTTTGTGAAGTCGACTGTAGCTAAGAACATTAACAAGATGCTTGGCATCGATTCCATGACGGTTGTCAACCAGCTTTTTGGGATTTCTGATGCCCTGGCGTCTTTTATGAGGGATGGGCTGGCGCTTTTGAGCAATAGTCCCAACTCTTTTGGCGAAAAACTCGCAGGGATTCTTGGGCTTTCTCGATTTGCCACGTCCACTATGGCATGGCGCAATGTAGTTCGTGAGGCGTCCAAATTCACCAAGGACGACAGCGTGAACACCGAGTCCTCAGCGCTCTTCTCGGAAGGTACATCCGACTATGAAGAAGCCAAAGCAACTGAGGATTATGCGTCTCTCCTGCGACAAGTGATGATCTCTAATGCCGTTGGAGCGGTCGCCAACGTTGGCACGTCTCTTGATCGAGCAAGTGAATCGTCAGCCGTCAAGGTGATGGCTTATGACGACCTGATTGCGATGCGCGACACACTCTTGCAGACGATTGATGAAGAGATGTTCAAGACTGACAGCGATGAGGTCTATCAAGCCTTGTTGGATTGTCGTGCCTCAGTTTTTAAAGACCTAACGACCAAGGCAGAATCTCAAGCTCGACTCTTTGAAATCACGCCTACAGGGGTTTTTCCTGCTCTGGTGATCGCCTATGACGTCTACGAAGATGCAGGCCGTGACCTTGAAATTGTTGGACGTAACAACATTGTGCGTCCAGGATTCGTGCCAGTGGCACCATTAAAACTGCTGAGTAAATAACGATGGTTGTAGATAACGATACTGTGACTGTTGAGGTGAACGGCAAAGAGTTCCGATGGTGGGAAGGCGTCACGATTGACCTCGAGCTGACAAACATCACTCGAGAGTTTGCCGTGTCGTTTACTCAGGACTTCTATCGGGAGACGCCATCAGCTTTTGATGGGCTTCCGCGTGTAGGGGATGAGGTGAAGTTGTGGGTTGGTGAAGATCTTTTGTGTACTGGCTACATCACCAAGTCTCAGTCGTCCTATTCAAGCTCCTCTGTCACTTTGAGTATTAACGGGGCTAGCAAAACGATAGATCTGGTCGAGTGTACGCTCCCAATTGGGGCAAAACATCGTGTCTCTAGCGTCTCGCTCAAAGAAGGTGTGGAGATGCTTGTGAAGAACTATGGGATCAAGGTCGTCGATGAGGTCAAATCCTCTAAGAAAGTCTCGCTCGATGTGTCGCCGACCAAAAAGATTAAATCAGCCCTGGAGGAATTGATCCAAGGGCAGTCGATCATCCTTACCGACAACGGCAATGGTGATCTGGTCATGACTACGGCAGGTAAAGGCGGGCTGGCTCACGATGCTTTGAAGCTTGGCAGGAACGTGCTTGAGGGATCTCGAAGTGTAGATGGCAAGAGCCTCTACTCTCAATATGTTGTGGTTGGTCAGTCGACTAACGGAAATAGCGACAAAGCTGTGACAGCGAATCAGACCAAAGCAAGTGCGTCTATCGATGGGGTTAGAAAAAGAGAATGCGTGTACCAACAGAGTGGCGACGCCAACATGGGGTCAATGCTCCAACGAGCCACGCTCTTGAAGAACCACGCTATTGGGGCTTCTGAAACTTACGAGTACACAGCCCAAGGGTGGCGGCAGTCCAATGGTGACTTATGGAGTCCGAACACCACGGTTCAGGTCTATGACGACATCTTTAGAACCAGCCAAGTGTTCTTGATCGATCGCGTCACGCTGACTAAGGACAACTCAGGGACGAAAAGTAAGCTGCATCTGATTCACCCAGAGGCTTTGTTGAACACTGATGTTCCTGACCTTCCAAAGAAGGCTAGCACGTCAAGCAACGCTTCTTACCAGTTCACTCATAAGGGTGAGACTGGAGAGGCTCAATGGACTAAATAGCATGAATCTCAGTGATCTTGGTGAGCGCATTTGGGCGCTCTTGAGTCGTGGTCGTGTGACTGGTGCTGATGGCAACAAGCCTATGCGAACGCTCCAACTTGAACTCTTATCTTCGGATGCCAGAGACAATGTTGAGCACATGGAGCCATACGGTTTCACAAGTGAGCCGTTTATGGAAAGCGAAGCATTGGCCGCGTCCCTTTCGGGCGACCGAAACCATACGGTTGTCATTACCGTGGCTGATCGGCGATACCGCCTCAAAGCCCTTAAACAAGGTGAGGTAGCGATCTTTGACGACCAACATCGAAAGGTGCACCTTACCCGAGATGGCATTGTGGTCGATGGGGTTAATTCGCCGATCACCATCAAGACTGGTGGCACCGTGGACGTAAAAGGACAAGCCATCAACCTGACGGCGTCCAACATCAAATTGAAGGCTAGCAATATCGCGCTTGATTCGCCAATGGTCAATTCCAGTGGTGCGATGAAGTCGGTTGGTGATGTGTCTGGCGCAGGCATTAGCCTCAGTCGCCACACTCACCGAGGTGATAGTGGTGGCACGACAAGCGCACCTAACTAAGGAGTGGGGAATGGAGTATTTCATTAATGGGACGGCATCGACGTTGAGCGACTTTCTGGGTTCTCCACTAGAGCGTGCCGTCATTATTAGCCTCTTCACGTGGCGCAGGGCTGATCCTGATGACAAGTTGCCAGGATCATCTAAATACGGTTGGTGGGGTGACACCTACGCCGAGGTCAAAGGTGATCGCATTGGATCCAAGCTTTGGTTGCTTATGCGCTCAAAGCTCACTAACGAAGTATTGGCTCAAGCGAAAGAGTATGCCGAAGAGTCGTTGCAGTGGCTGATAGAGGATCGAGTGGCAACTTCTGTGACGGTTGCTGTGGAGCGTGGCGGGTTAGACCAACTCAACTTGAAAGTGATTATCGCGAAGCCCGATAAATCTGAATTGAATTTGCGATTCCAGAACGTATGGGAGAAATAAATGCCTTTTGAACGTCCTTCTTTAGAGAAGATCACCAACCGCATTAACGCCGACCTAGAGGCACGGTTGAAAGTCTCTCAGCTACGTCGATCTGATGCCAAGGTATACGCCCAAGTGCTTGCTGGCATCTCTCACGGTCTTCACGGATTCATCGAATACATCGCGAAGCAGTTGTTCTTTGATTCCGCAGAAGGCGAATTTCTCGACCATTGGGGATCCATCTTTGGGATCTACCGAAAAAGCGCATCTAAGGCCACTGGTGAGGTGGCCTTTGTTTTTACTGGTGAGGACGCAGTGGAAATCCCGATGGGATCCATTCTCCAGTCTGAGACTGGTCAGCAATACCAAACTACAAGTCCTGCAGTTGGGTCGATCGTTCATGTAGAGGCACTTGTTGCAGGGACAGCGGGCAACCTTTCCTCTGGAGAGCGGCTTTCCCTCATCTCCACGATCTTGGGTGTGCAGTCCGCTGTGGCGTCCAACGGTATCGGTGGCGGTGCTGAAAAGGAAAACGATGATTCCTTGCGCACTCGACTTTTAGCACGCGTCCGTGAACGTCCTCACGCAGGGACGAAAGCGGACTACGAGGCTTGGGCTTTGGAAGTGCCAGGCGTCACCCGAGCTTGGGTATACCCGCTTGAAGGTGGCGACGGCAATGTGGTCGTCCGATTCGTTTGTGACGGCTTAACCAACATCATTCCTGATGCCCAGATTATCGAGAAGGTTCAGAACCATCTGGATGAAGAACGACCAGTGACGGCTCGTGTGAAGGTCTACGCCCCATCGACGCAAAAGATCAACTTCACGATCTCCAATCTTGAACCGGAAAACGAGACGGTTAAGGCACGCATCCGTGAGGCTTTGATCTCGCTCTTTAAGCAAGAATCCGCGCCAGGGAAGCGCCTTTATCTGTCGCATATTCGAGCGGCCATTAGTGGCGCAGCAGGTGAAGTTGACCACACGTTGGTTAGCCCTGATGAAGATATCGTGCCAAAGACTGGTATCTTGCCAATGGTAGGAGATATTACATGGCGGTAACGGCTCAAGAGTACACACAACAGATCAAGCAGATGCTTCCTCATGGGTTGGCTTGGAATGCTGACGACACTGCATCGTGCATGGCTTTGATGTTGGAGTGTTGGGCGATGGAGTTCTCTCGCATTGACGGCCGTGTAGAAGCCCTCATCAATGAGGCAGATCCTCGACTGTGCATTGAGACGTTCCAAGAGTGGCTCACTCAATGGGGCGTGCCTGATGAATGTCTCCAAGCTTGGGGGACTGTTCTCTTGGACGAACTGACGCCTCAAATGCTACGTCAAGCCCTCGTCCAAAAGGTCACCACGATTGGGAGTCAGTCTATCCGCTTCTTTGTTGAGATGGCAAAAAGCTACGGCTACTCCATCTACATCGATGAGTGCCGTCCATTCATGACGATATCGACCGTGATGGACGCGCTCTACTCAACGTCCAGTTGGTATCACCACTGGCACGTCAAGATCTTCACTGGGCAAGCAGGGAAGGTCTTCTATCACGACACCTTAGGCAACGTCAAAGAACCGCTTTCGTGGTGGGGCGACAAGATCATTGAGTGTCTGTTGCGTCGCTACGCTCCTGCTCACACTGTTTTGCATATTGGTTATATCCAAGGTTAATAGGAAAGTAAAAATGGATCGTGTTTTTCAATCTGGCGCAATAGCCACGCCACCGAGCCCGCCGAACGCTGAAACGTCGAAGGGTTATCCAACCAATGGGAGTGCCTCTGGTGGCATCTCTGCCACGATTGTGGGTGACCACTGGTATCACGGCATCACAGAAGAGCTTTTGAACGCCATTAAGGGTGGTGGAGTCACGCCTGATATCAATCAGCTTGATCAGCTTAACCGTTCTATCGAAAGCCGAATCAATAAGCGCTTTGATGAGCTTAAGAAGGCATTGGACAAGTCCGTTGCCGATGTGATGGGTCGAGTTGGTCAGCTTGGCATCCCAACAGGCGCAATCATGGCGTTCGACCTTAATGGTGCTCCAAACGATGGCTTCTGGCTTCCTTGTGACGGTCGCGCAGTCTCTCGCCAAACCTACGCTGCTCTCTTCGCAGCAATTGGCACGCGCCATGGTGCAGGTGATGGCCGAACAACGTTCCATCTACCTAATCTCAATGGGCTTGTCCTTCAGGGTGCCAATGGTGGAAACGTTGGTCAGCAACTCGCGCCTGCGATTCCGAATATTTATGGCACGTTCGTGGCATCCCCTGGCACCGATAGCGCTCCTCGTGAGGCTAACGGGGTCTTTGCCTTCGATGGTCAGCAATTTAATGCAGCCATTAAGCGTGGCGGTAGCGACAACTGGTCGTCTCGCTTCACGTTTGATGCGTCTCGCTCCAGTGGCGTATACAAGAACGGCGTGAACACGGTTCAACCGCCCGCCATGCTCGCTTATTTCTGCATCCATATCTAAGAGGTGAACAATGGATTTCCTTTATTTAGCAGATACTTCTGACACGCCACCGACAAAGCCGCTTAACCCTGCGACAGGTTATCCATCGAATGGAGATCCAGTCAATGGGAAAGCACCGACAACGCTTGGGGCTTGGATCTTTTATGCTTGGGCTGAAGAATTTAAGAACCTTTTAGCCACGGCTGGCATCACGCCTTCTGAGGATAACCTTCACCAGTTGGCTGACTTCTTCAACTGGTACATGGCAAAGGTAGAGTCCTTATCTCCAGTGGATAAAGCAGTATTTGACGCCAAGGTTGCTGAGATTTTGGAAGCTTTGAACCGAAAGGCTGAAGTATTCGATATCTTGGCACTGTTGCCGACTGGTGCGACGATTTCTTTTATTGGGAAGGAAGTGCCCAGTGGATATTTGCTATGTAATGGGGCGACGGTTAAGCGTGCGCAGTATCCAAACCTTGCTCGTTTGATTGGCGGTATCAGAGCTTTCCGTGGTGACGGTACGACGACCTTCACGTTGCCGAATTACAACGGTCGCGTGCCACAAGGTACGACCGATCTTAGTAAGGTGGGGACTTATGTTGAAGCTGGGTTACCTAATATCACGGGCAGAATTGGTCAACTGGTCTATGGCGGTGATGGCGCGATTGTCAAGAAAACCATTAGAACAGCCGATGTTCCAAATGGCAATTATAACTTTGATGACATATCGATAAATGCCTCTTTAGCATCCGCGGTATACGGCCATAGCACGACAGTACAACCTCCTTCGTTACTTGCCTTATACCTCATTAAAACTTAATCAGGTACAACGAAAGCACGGCAGACGGTTGAACTGTAGAGCTTTTACCGTAGATAACGATTGCACCATAGCTTGAAGGCGTCATTTAAGGTATAGCCTTTTGGTGTCTCTTGACCGAGTTCTTTTAGTTTTCTTCTAGAGGCTTGCCGTGCCAGATGAAGAGACATTTCGGGAAATAAAAGAGGCTTTAATGCCTCTATTTTTTTTGTTTGTTAGTTTGGAGTTTTTCGTCATGAAAATATCCCCCGCATATGAATACGATGCGCAAGGCTACTTTGTCCAAGTAGTCACTGCGCAAGAAAATGAGATGGAAAAAGGAGACTGGCTAATGCCTCCTAGTTCCACACTCAAAGCCCCGACATTGGATGACAATCATTGGGCTCAATGGAACGGTTCGGCATGGACGAAAGTGGCAAAGCCAAAGGCTCCTGCAGACTGTGTTGGTGTGGTTATCTCTCATACGAGCGAAACGCCACACGACATTGAGTATCGCCGTTTGATGGAAGATCTAGCCAAAGATTCTGAAACCCATCGATTGCAACGTGGCGACGATCTGTCGTGGTACGTAGAGGAAATTTCTCAAGAGGAGATTGAACTGCGAGAAGCAGAGGCTGAACTCAGTAATTATGACGCTGGCGTGAATAGCTTCCACGACCGATTGAAGTCTGCTGACATGATCGCCGATCAATCCGAACGAGAAGCAGCCAAAGACAAAATCCGCGCCGAATATGACGCTTATTTGAAGGGGTTTGAATAATGCAAATTCTGAACTATTGCACCTGCGGCGCTCCACAAGACGAAGAAGGCATCTGCACTAACAAAAAGTGTATTCGCCGAAAAATTCAACTCAAAGTAAAGGCAGCGCAAGAGGCTAAAAAGAAGGCTGACGAAAAAGCAGAAAAGGAACGCGAAGAGCAAGGCTCTAACTAACAACATAGCACCTCGAAAGGGGTGCTTTTTATTTATCAGTATCAAGGTCAAGGAAGCGTCTATGGTAACGCCAGAACAATGGAGCGAAATGCGCCACGTCTTAGTCAGCGCAAGTTTTGCCACAGTATGTGGGGCAATCTCTTATCTCCTCAAACGAAAGGAGGGTGAAAAATTCAAATGGACTGAATTTGTTCTCCATTTAGGTGCTAGCGCAATCGCTGGCATCATCGCCTACCACATCATCCACTATGCAGGCGTGCCTCCAGATCTATCGGGTGCGCTTTGTGGCGTCGCAGGTTGGTTTGGGACGCGCGTGATGCGGATTTTTGAAGTCTACTTTGTCAACCGTTTAGGTCTTAGCAAAGAAATTTTGGACGAAGTAAACAGAGAGGAGCAGAAGTAATGGCAGAGCGAAAGCCTTTCAAAGATTGGGGCAAGGATTCCCTCAATAAGGCAGGTCGACTCATCGCTGAATTTGAAGGGTTTAGCTCGACCGTATATCGATGTCAAGCGGGCGTGCGCACCATTGGATACGGTCACACACGGGGCGTGGTGGACGGTCAGACCATCACCAAAGAGGATGCGCTTAGGCTACTCATGTCCGAGCTCTCCACGTTACAGAAGGCGCTTGCTAGCGTCATCCACGTCGATGTGACTGAAGGGCAATTCGTTGCGATTCTTTCGTTGGTCTACAACATTGGCATGGGGAATTTCCGCACGTCGACGCTATTGCGTGAGCTTAATGCAGGGCGTATCAAGCACGCCAGTGAGCAATTCTCCCATTGGATCTATGTGAAGAAGCAACCGAACAGAGGGCTCATGAAGCGACGAGAGAAAGAGCGCGAAGTGTTTGATTCGTGATGGTGGCGAAAGCCGAAAAAAAACAAAGCCGGAAGGGATAGCGACCCAACCGGCTTTTTTTGTTTGATCTGCTGGTCACGACCATCGGGGATCCAGCACAACGCACAAGGCAATTATAGATGAATATCGAGAAGGAAATTATAGAAATGAAAGAAAGACAGGCGTTTTGGTCTGGAGTGCTTAGAGGCGTGATAGGCACAGCTGCCTTCTTCGTAGGCTTGGTGACGGTGATTTATTACGTCATGCAAATCGTGTTAATGGTCAAGTGATGCCGCCGAAAAAGACAAAGCCGGAAGGGATAGCGACCCAACCGGCTTTTTTATGCCTTATAGCACAGGAGAGACTATGGCGATATGGACTCCCCTCGACTCTATTTTATCAAACCTTCGGGTCGGGGATTTACTTATGGAACAAGATTTAACATGGCAAGCGACAGTAGCGGTTGTAAGTGTGCTCGTCATTCTGGGAAGCGTTGCTTTAAGGACATTTTCATGGGCAATCCGCGCATCCAAACTCGGGGAATTAATCCCGAAGGAGTTTTGGGCTTCTAGCCTTGGGAAGGTTGTGAAGTGGACATTCATGCTCTCTGTCCCTGCGCTCCTCATCATTGTGTGGGCGTTCGCCTTCGGATATGCCTATGAGACATTACTGGCGTGGTAGACGGAGAGTTCGTCGGCAGTTGATCCCATAAACTCAGTGTCCGCAGTTGGGGTGATTGTGCCAAGAAATAAGGGCTCATTATGTTGATAAATAAAGAACTTTGTGCTGTAGCCGTGGCGCTGTTGGCAGTGTCTTCCATCGGCTATTGGCTAGGAGCATCTCACACAAGCGCTCGCTACGAGAAGATGATTCAAGCAAAAGAAATTGCCGTCCTAGAGGCGCAACAACAAGAGAGGAAAGAACACGATGCCAAGCTTATCGAAGCGACTAACCAACTGCGTAACGAGCTTAACCGCACAACTGATCTTGCTCGTTCTCGTGGCGCTGACATTGAGCGGTTGCGCAACGCAAACGCCAAACTACAAGCCCGAATCCAACCCAATACCAGAGGCACTGATGCAGAAGCACTTGCCCGATGCTCAGCATTACTCACAGAAGGTGCAGGGCTGGTTGCAGAGGGTGAAGGACTTCTACGAAAGCACGGAGCAGAACACGACTCGTTGATAAGGATAGAGAAATGGTAG